CTCTTGTACACAACTAGCGATGAGACTTGCGAAAATCAACGTCTCAAGGGGAAACGTAAAAGCATTTCCCATGGCAGCGTAGGTTTCAAGCTTCAATTGCTCCTCATTGCGAGTTACAATCGCGGCTCTACTCCCATTCATATACCACAACCAGTCCTGGAGGTGTTGAAAAAACCACATCACAACGAGATCAGTAATATTATCCGATGCTCGATGCAAGTCCACAGTAGAATTGGAACCGGTCAAACTAGACTGGAGAGCCAACAACTGATGAACCTCAGGAAGATACTCGAGATCCAATCCCCAGGTTTTAAGGCGATTCGCCATGAGCCAACCCAGGCTCTGGTGAATGAGGCCGTTAGCGACGGGCGGGGGAGTAATCCCCCGCCCGATATCGCGATCCTTGGGAACGTCAGTAAATTTATCCCCCGGACATTCTGTAAAAGTTATGCCAGGCTTCCCGGATTCAGGAAGAATCGCATCCCGCAGTTCTGGGGTGAACTTAAGCAGGTACTTAAACAGAGCAATCCCGCCCCTCGTCCCAGTCATGGGACATTGGAGCTTCCGCGACGGAGATGTATCAACAAACGGAACACCGATATTAACACCCGGACCACAAGTCATGTGCGCAGCAATAACGTCAGGAGGTGGGCATACGCCAAGCACCTCCTCAACATATCGCCTTGCACGGACGAGTATTCGAGAGTTTATAGCAGTGGGAGAATTTTCTCCAGTTTGTCCCCAAACACCTCTGCCCCCCCATGGCCGATCAGTATATCGATTAGCGATGTTAAGGCGAAGGTGCACCCAAGGACGAATCTCAGCAAGTCGGCATTGCGCCTCCCGAAAGGAGGCCCATGTCTTCTCCGAGATTTCGTTCTTTTTACAGGTGGAAGGGATGAACTTTTTTGCAAAGTCATGAATCTGTCTCCGAGCGTAGTGAGCAGAGGGCGGCGCGCCATCAGTATACGTGGTATCACTGGTGGCGTGCGGGCCCAAGTCCAGGGTAACCGCGGCAAGAAGAGCGTTAGCCCATTCGTCCGCGGTTTGTCGAGTGAAAGAATGATCACTCCCCCGCTTTG